CTGCGGAAAAGGTGAAAAACGCCTTTCTCGGACTGGAACACCGCTACCACACGCTGTTGCAGGTGTTCCGGCAACACAACGAGGACTATGCCAAGCAGGTGGAGGCAGGCATGAAAGCCAAAGGCACGTTTGACAAGTACAAGACCGTTTACAAGCACCTGCAAGAGTTTCTCACCATCCGTTACCATGTGAAGGACATCGCCTTGAAAGAGCTTACACCCGCTTTCATTTCCGATTTTGAAATGTTTCTGCGCACGGACAAACACTGCTGCACCAACACCGTGTGGCTGTATGTCTGCCCGCTTCGGACAATGGTGTTCATCGCCATCAACAACGAGTGGCTCACACGCGACCCATTCAGGGAGTACGAAATCAAGAAGGAGGAAACGACACGTAGTTTTTTAACCAAAGACGAAATCCGCCTGCTGATGGAAGGCAAATTGAAGAATGCGAAGCAAGAACTGTATCGTGATTTATACCTGTTCTGTGCTTTCACTGGCTTGTCGTTCGCCGATATGCGCAACCTGACGGAAGAGAATATCCGCACCTACTTTGATGAACACGAGTGGATAAACATCAACCGCCAGAAGACGGGGGTGGTGTCCAACATCCGCCTGCTCGACATAGCAAAGCGCATCATCGACAAATACCGGGGGCTGTGCGAGGACGGCAGGATATTCCCCGTCCCACACTACATGACCTGCCTGTACGGAATCCGTGCCGTCGCCAAGCGTTGCGGTATCACCAAGCATATCACGTGGCATCAAAGCCGCCACACGGCAGCCACGACGGTGTTCCTCTCCAACGGCGTACCCATTGAAACGGTCAGTTCCATGTTAGGACACAAGAGCATAAAAACAACGCAGATATACGCGAAAATAACCAAAGAGAAGCTCAATCAAGACATGGAGAACCTTGCCGCAAGATTGAACCAAATCGAGGAATTTGCAGGTTGTACCATCTAAAACAGAGAAGCCATGAAACGTGACATAATCATCATTGAGGACAAGGTGGTCAGCGTAACCGGTAACGATGTATGGATGACCGCCGGAGAAATCGCCGGACTGTTCCACACAGGTGTCCCGGCAGTGAACGCCGCCATCAAATCCATCCTCAAAGCGGACGTGTTGAGTGACTACGAGGTATGCCGTTACATTCAGCTTGAAAACGGTCTGTATGCGGATGTTTATTCGCTTGAGATTATCATCCCCGTCGCTTTCAGATTGAACACCTACTGCACACACGTGTTCCGCTCGTGGCTGGTGGGTAAAGCTCTCTCGAAAGAAAAGCGACAGGCATACGTGATGTTCATACAGAACGGGAAAGCCGGGTATTGCTGAACATACATATAGACGAAACAAAAGGAAACGGACAACTCGAAATGGGTTGTCCGTTTCCTTTTTTCGTTTTCATGCTTCTTTTATTCCAGCGGCTTGCGGTAATTCGCCTCCAACAGTTCTCGCAATCCCGATTCGGGGTAAAGCACTTTCCCTCCTAATAGGATAAAAGGCAATACCCTGTTGTTGCGGTATTCCTGCAAGGTACGGCGGCTTACACGGAGCAACTCCGCCACCTCCCTGTCCGTCAGGTAACGTTCCCCGTCCAGCGGCGGACGGTAACTTTCCAAAAATGCGGAGAGCCATTTGGAGCCTTTGCGCATATTCTGTACTACGGTGGCAAGCGGCTCGTCCTCCAATGTAAAAACATCGTTGTTCTCGTTCATCATAACTTTGGATTCAGTGGGTGAATAATAAGATTACCTGCCGTCGGGATAGAGCGTGCCGATAAGCGGAATCAGCCTTCTGACCTCTTCCGGCTTGTAATAGAACCTGCGGTTTATCTGCGAGTAGCCGATAAGCCGCTTGTCGCGTAACGTCTGCAACGTGCGCGGGCTGATTCTCAACTGCCCGCAGACTTCCTCGCCCGTGAGCCACCTTTCCAGCCGCCCTCCGTCGCTCTTGCGCCTCAGGGCGGCAACCTTCTCCGAGAGGGCGTTGAAGGATGCCACCATCATCTCGAAGGTCTTTTTCTCGATAGATACAATTTCCATATTCAAAACATTTCAGAGTTTACTGCAAAGGTAACGCCGTCCCCCGTGAACACATATCGTTTCCCGCTGAAAGGCTGTATGTTGCGCCATCTGTCCGGGTTACGGAGCCATTTCCGATAAAAATCTTACGTGAGACACGTAGTGAGCTGTTAAAGCCCCTTTTGTTTATTGCCGAATTTTGCCGCAAAAACCAAAAGAAAGGACTGAATATGAAAGTAATAACGATGGAAAGTTCCGCCTTCACCGCATTGACGGAACAGATAGCCGAAATAGCGGCACACGTGCGTGCCGTTTCCGGCGAAAGAAAGGAAAAATCCGCAGGCAGGTTGCTCACCACCCGCGAGGCGGCGCACTTGCTGAACGTGAGTACCCGCACCCTCCAACGTATGCGCAGCGAGCATCGCATCGGCTATGTGGTGCTGCGCGGCAAATGCCGTTACCGACAGTCAGAAATCGACCGCCTGCTTGCGGACTGCACCGTCATGGAAGACGCGGCGACACCGACGGAACTGAAACGCAACCACACGCTGCGCACGGGCGGCGGCAAACCCAAAAGAAGGAGGACGTGACGTATGGAACTGCTTACCCGAAACAATTTCGAGAGCTGGATGCAGAAACTGATGGAACGGCTCGACCGTCAGGACGAACTGCTGCTTTCCTTACAGCCGTCCGGCAAAGCCCCGCACCCGATAGAACGTATCAGGATGTTCGACAACCAAGACCTCTGTATGCTGCTCCAGATAAGCAAGCGTACCCTGCAACGCTACCGCAGCATCGGTGCGTTGCCGTACAAGACGCTCGGCAAAAAGACCTATTACAGCGAGGAGGACGTGCTGACGTTCCTTTCCGGACACGTAAAGGATTTCCGAAAAGAAGATATAGCCTTCTACAAGGCTCGTATTCATAATTTCTTTCAAAAATAACCCATTAAAACATTTTTCAAATGGCAAAGAAAACAACTGAAAAGGACGTGCTGATTGTCCGCGACGAGAAGACGGGCGAAATCAGCGTGGTAGCCGGGCTGGATGCCGACGGTTCCCCCAAGCGCACCCCCGCGAAAGCGGAGAACGCGCAGAGTTTCCTGCAATTCGACCGCCACGGCGACGTGTTGGACAACTTCTTCAAAAACTTCTTCCGGCAGTGCAAGGAACCCAGCCGCTTCGGTT